CGTGCGAGGTCGAAGTCGTAGTCATTGAGCCGCCCGAGATTGTCGCGCGCCGTCAGCGTCAGCGTGTCGCGGTAGGCGAGATTCTCGGAGTAGCTGTCCGGCGTGATGAAGCCCGTCCAGCGTGCCGCACCGTCCGTCAGCCAGACGACCTTGAAGAGCGTGGCGCTGGGCGTGGAGAATTGCAGGTAATCCACTACGCCGGTATCGGCTACCGCAAACGACAAGACGCTGGTCGTGATGGCCTGCGCGATGTCGCTGCTGTCCTTGCCGATGGTGATGCTGTCGCGGCGCAGCGCGTCAATCTCCACCGCCGCGCCGGTATATCCGTCCTTGTATATCTCAAGCCGCTGGGTGCCCTGCGGCGTCTCGATCTCCTTGTATAGCAGCAGTCCGTATGCCATCGCCCTACCTCCTTCTGTCGTTGTCGTAGTTGCTGAGGGCGATATGCAGGTCTTGGCCCTTGACCGTCACGTCGCCGGTTATCTCCACCGTAGCGCCGTACCCCGCCGCAGGGTTAACGCCCGCGCCGAAGCCTCCGGCATAGGTATAGGGGTTCGAGTAGGTGCTGCCGCTGCCCGCGCTCTTCCCGCCGGACGATGCGAGCGCCGCCATACCCGTCTTGAGGGCGAGGCCGAGGCCGACAAGAGCAGCGCCCGCAGCGATAGCCGACATACCGTTGAGCGACGCGAAAGCGGCCTTGATGCTCTCCAGGCCCTCGCCCGTCGTGAGGATAAGCGTGCCGGCGGCTATCGCCGCGTCGGCCAACGGGCCAACCAGCGACTTGACAAACGCCGCCGTGTCCCACTCGCCGCTGCCCAGCGCTTCCGCCAGGTATTCCAGACCGCCGACCGCGCCGTCGATGATTGCGTCGTGTATCTGGCCGAAAGCCTCGACCATCGTGTCGCGCATCGCCTCGACCTTATCCTGCGCCTGCACCGTCTGGTCGCCGAGGGCACGCAGCGCGACGGCAGTCTCATCTACCGCCCCTATCTCCTCGTGCAGCGTGTCAAAGAGTGCCGCCCCCGTCTGCCGCATCTGCTCGTCGTAGGCCGTGGCATCGGCCACCTCCTGCGCATATTCCCGGACTTCCGCGTTCAGCTCCGCAAGCGCGTCATTCTCCTTCTCCACCTTGCCGTTGCCCATCTTACTCAGCAGGTCGGCCAGCGGGTCGGAATCCTCTCCGCCGGTAGTAGGCACAACACCGGAGCCTTTGCCGGTGCCGGTCATCTCTCCCTTCAGCCGCTCGTATGCCGTAGTGAGGCCCGTGACCTGCGCCCGCGCCTCCTCAAGACTATCGTGGTTCAACAGCCGTCCGAGGGCGGACTTCTCCTCCAGGGCACTGACCTTTGCGTTCGCCGTAGCGAGCATCCGTTTGTAGGCTATGTCAAGCGCTGCCACGGGGTCAGCGGTCTCGGCGATCGTTCGCTTGAGTATGTCGTAGGCCATTGCCGACGCCGTGCTCTCCTTCGTGCCCTGGAACAAGGCATAGTTAAGCTCGCTGATAAGGTCGCGTACATTCGTCAGCACGGTGTAGAGGATGCCCGTTGAGCCGCGCAGCGAGAGGACGAAACCCTCCCACGCGCTCTTGACCTCCTCGACCGCACCCTTGACGTTGTGCGTCATCGTCTCGTACATCTCGTCGAGCGCACCGTTGGTGTTGCCGAGTTCCGCATAGAGCGCCCGGCAGTCATCCGCACCGTTTACCAGAGCAAGGAATGCTGGGCCAGCGTACTTACCCACGAGGTCGAAGGCCTCCGTTACGCCCATACCTCCGTCCTTGAGGCGCGCAAGCCCGTCGATGAGTTCCTCCATCGTCTTTGGCTGCTGGCCGAGCGCCTGCACCAGCTTGCTGCTGCCGTTGCCAAGTTCGCCCATCACACGGCGCAATGCCGTGCCCGCGCTGCTCGCGTCGATGCCGGCGTTCGCCAGCGTGCCGAGCAGGGCGATAGTCGCCTCCGTGTCAAGGCCGACGGCCCGCGTCACCGGGATCAGCTTGCCGAGGGTGCTATCCAGATAGCCGAACGATAGCGCGGACTTGCTCGTACTGACGGCCATCACCTCCAGCATCTGCCCGGTCTCGTCTGCCGTGAGGCCAAAACCGCGCATCGTTGCACCGGCACGCGCTGCGGCGCTGGCGAGGTCTGTTCCGACCGCCGCCGCAAACTTCAAGACGCTCTCCTGCATTGCAAGGATTTCCGGCTCGGCGAAGCCCAGCTTGGCGAGCTCCGTCTGCAGGTCGGTGACCTGCGAGGCCGTGTACTGCGTCCTCCGTCCGAGGTCGATTGCGGCATCGGTAAGCGTCCCCATCTTGTCCACCGTCGTGCCCAGGATGGACGCAAGGCGGGACTGCGCCGCCTCAAAGTCCGTGATAGTCTTGACCGTCCCGCCAAGAATCTTGAGCGCCCCGATTACCGCCGTAACCTTGGCCGCAACGCCGCGCATCACTTCCCCGAAGGATTTGCTGCGCTTCTCTGCATTGTCAAGGCCACGGTTGAAGTCGTCGGACTTCAAACCCAGCTTAACCCATATATTTCCTAATAGGCTCATTACTTGATTGTTGCGAATAGGTTGTCAAGTGCCGCCATCTGCCTCTTCGTCACCTTGACGATGGTCGGCTTGTAGTTCCGGCGCCGCCGTTCCTCGGCTTCCTTGTCCCCAGGCAGCGGGAAGAACTTGCGCGGGTCTCGTTCCTTACGGACGCCCTTGCTAAAGACCGGGATGGCGAGGTATATCTGATGAGCGATGAAGCGGGCACGCAGCCAGGCTTCATAATCCGCCTCGTCCTTACCCTGGCGGAGCGCCCGCAGTTCCGTCCAGCTGGTGGTCTCTGCCTCGCGTTCCGTCTTCCCACAGCGCCCAATCAGCCAATCGCGCGTCGGCTCCCACTCCTCAATGAGCGAAACCGGGGACGGCTTTCCGCTACGTCTTTTTTTTTTGCGGCCTGCGCCTCCGAAGTGATCTCCTCCAGCGTCTTGCCCGTCTTGAACTCCACAATCGTGCGCATCAACTCGGCGAAGCGGGCCTTCCCCTCTCCAGCCGCCCAAGCCTCGAAGTCCGCAAGACGGAGCACCTTGTCCGGCATCTTGCGCCCGTCATACTCCGCGACATCAAGCGCGTTGCGGTAGGCGAGGTACACGTGCTTGACATACACCTGCCAAACCTCTGCGGCATCCGTGGGATCGTGCAGCGTGAGGTCGAGGCCCTGCGTCAACGACCGCTTATAAAGCGAGGGGGTGACAAGCAATTCCACTTCCACCCCCTGCACCTTGATTATCTGTTTCGGATTGACCATACGTTACGCCGGGTAGGTGATTGTCGGAGCGCCGTTGCCCTGGAACGTCACGTCGCGGGAGAGGATGCCATTGCGCTCCGCCGTCTCGCTGATGCTCGTGATGATGGCCTTTCCCGCCGTGCCTTCCAGCACGGTGCTGCCGTCCAACTCGCCGATGAAGATGTTGACCTCCTCGCCACTGACGAGGGCCTGGAGGAGTTTCTTCTGCTCGTTGCTGGCCGAGTTGTCGAGGTTGAAGGTGGCGTTCGCCGTCCAGTTCTTGTTTCCGCTGATGAACTGGTCCCACTCGCTGGACTTGTCGCTCGCGTCGATGGCGTTGTTCGTATAGTCGATGCTGTTGTTCTGCTCGCCCGCGATCCAGGTGTGGGTCGTGGTGCTCTGGCTGGTGGTGCTGAGATACACCCGCCGCTTGTTGCCGCTCTTGACCATAGTAGTTATCGTGTTAATTGGTTGTTGTCTTGCTTACGTTGGCGCGGTACTGCGTCCTGCGCCGGATGATGAGCTGGTCGGCATCGCCTACCTCGACGATCTCCGTACCGAGCTCCTTGTAGATATCCACGGCGGTGAAGTCCGCCATCGTGACGGTCTGCTGGCCGACGAGGGCCGTCTCTGCATCGTCGCTGAGGCCCGCCGCCTCCTCATAGGCATTGAGGCTGATCGCCTCGACCACGAAGCCAAGTTCGCGGACATCTTCGTCTTTGTCGATGCTGCCGCTCTCGGTCACCTCCGTCAACTCGATACGCGGGAATACCCGCACGTCTTTGCTGACGGGCAGGCTTTTCGCCCGCAGCGCGGCAATGATGCCCTTGCGCAGTTGCGCCTCAGCCGATTTCGCTTTCACGTCCATCACTTCTTCGGTTTGAATTTGCTGACGGTGCGCTCAATGACGCCCGTCATAAACTTGTTGATATTCCAGCGGTACTGCTCATAGGCCGGCTTGAGGAAAGGGTG